CGCGAAGGACGCACACTTGAAGACCTACACAACACCCTTAAGGCAGGGGTTGATGCAGCGTTCTCGTTGTGCGAAGGGCTGAAAGAAAAATTGTTCCTGTACAATGTTTCTTTCGATGACAAAGACCTAATCTTGTTGTTCAAGAAGTCCGTCTTGTTGTCGTGGGCTGGGAAACTTGAGAAGTGGTGGAAACACCAAGTCTCTTGGATCTTTGCCCGCTTCATGCAAGATGAACTCCCCGACACACCGTTTTGGTGGCCGGGGGACAAGGAAGGGTTTTTGCTGGGAGGACAATTTCGTCGTTTTCAGACTTTGTTTCTCCACGGTGGATCCACAAAATGGGCAGGTCTTGCATACTCGCTTTTACAAATTAAGCGGGTAGCAGACGACGTGCCTATAGATTTTGTGGAAGAAACTATGGAAAAACACCGTATCACTTTGACTAGTGAGCGGCGTCGGCCACGGAAGGCCAGGCGTACGTATGATCTCTACGAATCAATTGCGGCAACGTGCCGCGAGGTGTTCCCTCAGAAGAAGTCATTTGCCATTCCAGTGCGAGTTCCCTCGCTTCGTTCACACGTGGAGTCCTCCCGGGCAACCGGTGGGGCTCTTCAGTGGTTGGTACATCAAGAACGTATCCAACCCTGTCCTTCCCTTCTCTCAATGGTTGAGGTAGGGTCGACTGGCGAAGTTCACGAGGTCTGGTCACGGTATGATCCCGAGGATCTGAGAACGGCGTTTTTAAAATACGTCGAACTCGGATATTCCGAGGGTTTCAATCCGTTGGCCGAACCCGTTCCTCTTTGCGAGCCGTTTAAGGTTCGTGTAATTACGAAGGGGCCCTGCGGGGCCTACTGGGTGGCAAAGGGTTTCCAGCTGAAATTGTGGACTATGCTTAAGTCCCATCCGACTTTTAAATTGGTCGGTCAGCCGTGTTCCGAGGAAATTGTAGATGGTTTCCTTGAGAAATGTGGACCCCTAGACTATTTCATCTCTGGCGACTATGAAGCCGCGACAGACAATTTAGATCCAGACTTAACAGATTTTGCTTTTTGCTTTATCTGCCAGAGGCTCGGTATCTTCCCTTCGAGGGAGATGCGTCAGTGCCTCACGGGCCATCGTCTTCGCTACGAATGTGGCGAATTTGATCAGCAATGGGGGCAGCTCATGGGCTCCCCGTTAAGTTTCATCATATTGTGTATCCTAAATGTCGCGGCCAGCCGCCTGGCTCTTGACCCCCAATTGCGGACCCCTCTTCGGGATCTTCCGCTTTTGGTCAACGGGGATGACATCATAATGGGC